CGATGAACTCCTGAACACCGGGACGATCAGGGTGCGGCTGCCAGTCGCCGGACAGCGAGCAGCCGAGCGCCTGCGCGACCTGGCGCGGATCAGCACCGGGGTTCAGCGCGCCGGCTGCGTAGATGTAGCCCTGCTTTGACTCACCGATCTTGACGTTAGCTAGCACTGAGCACGAGTTGTCGTAGTGCTCGCGCCGGCGCTCGAGCGTGCCGTAGTTCTCGGTCGGCGCGTGACCGCAGGACGCGGTGATAACGCCGGTGACGACGCGGCCGCCGCCCTCGACGATCGTCTCGGCCTTGTGAAAGCGCGTGTAGTCGACGTTGCCGCGCGGCACCTTGCGTTTGACGCTGCGGTGCGTCGTGTTTCCCGGTGCCAGGATCCCATAGATGCGGCCCTCATCGGTGATCGTCAGCGCGCCAGACAGCTTGACGTCCGTCGGTTCGTTGAACCACGCGGCTTTCGGTAGGTTCGGAATCGTGATGGTGTGCACAGACGCGACGAGCGGATCATCATCGTCACATCCGCAGCCGTCAGGACCGCAGGACGCGGTCAGCGTCTCGGCATTGGTAAACGTCAGCTTGGCCTCGACAAACGCCGGGAAGGCGACCAGCGTCGCGCCGCGGATCCGGCCGCGGTGGAAGATCGTGGTCTCAGGCTTGGCGAACATGTTGCCGCCGTCACCGAACTCGTCATCCGCGTAGACCATCTCGACATCGGCGTCTTTGACCTTGTCAACGTCGACGGAGACGCCGCCGGTCTCCATCATGTGCCGGATGCTCTCGCCGTGCTCGCTTTTGAGCGCCGAGCCGAAGACGGTACCCTCGCCGCGGATTCGGCTACCGTGTCGAGTCATCTTGGTGATGTTACCAACCATGATAGAGCCGTTGTGTCCACCGACGTTGGCCGGCTGGTACATCAGCGGCTGTGGCGGCTTCTCCCAATCCAGGCTTCCCAGCCCAAACAGCCGACCGTCACCAGACTCAACGCCCTCAACGGTCAGGACGCCGCTCCACGGCTCGTCACCATCGCCGACCGCATAGCCGTCCATCGCGGGACTGTCATCATCCATGCACGAGCCGTCGTCCATCTGGTGCTGCCCCGGGCCGCAGTCGGTTTTCTTACCGGCAAACTCAACAGTCTTACCAGTGTAGTCGGTATCATCTTCACGATCAGCTCGACGATTTTCTTCCTCATCGAGATCTTCCATCATCTGACGTTCACTCTCAGCTGGACTGCGACGAGCACGTTTAGCACGCTCTCGATGAATCTCAGCAACACGCTTCTCGTGTTGCTTTTGAAGCTTGTCGAACAGATCAGCGTCGTTTAATTCTGGATCATAGACATCAAGATCGTCTTCATCCACGTCGGGAAGCAGGTCTTCCGGATCGACCTCGCCGCCAACGTCTCTGCGCCCGTACTTACTTTCGATCTCACGCAGTTCGCGCGCTTCGGCGTCTGTTACGTCATCGTTGAGAGACTTGTGACGCAGCTCGTTGTACCGCTTGGTAGACACCATATGAGGATTCTCATCCTCATCAACGCCTGGAACATGAAATCCCTTGTGTGGATTGTGATCCCGCTGGTTGTGAGTACCGTGCGCCTCGACCATGTCACTCATCGAGCTCTCTACCCCCTTCTCGGCCGGCCACTCGCCGGTAGCGGCCTTGTGGTACTCGGCACACAGACCCTGCGGATTCTTGACGTACTTACCGAGGTGACGAACGCACCGGTCAAACGAGCCGTCGGTGCCCCAGCGGATCTTCGCCGCGCCCGGTCCCCGCACCCAGTGGTTCTTGAGGTTGTGGCTACCACCGGGTAGGTTGACGTCACTCTCTCTGTCGAACTCGAGATTGAAATCCTGGATCGCGAGCTTCAGCCCGTAGTCCTCGCTCGCGTAGAGCGCGCGCCGCTGCGCGTTCGCCTTCTCCTCGGTGTCGTGACACGCGACGACCGCGCCGTCGCTGATTTTTACGACACAGAACTTGGCGCCCTGCTTGGTTACCCTCCACGGCATCGCGTCACCTCCGAACTGCGCGTTACGGTATCACCAGACGATCAATTTCACGAAACGAGCGGGATATCATGCACGTCGCCACCGAACGCGAGCCGTACCCGGTCAAACGTCACCGGTCCCGTCTTATCCGCAAGCGCGACGACCCGCTGAATGTCGTCAGTGTAGACCAGCGTCAGGTGCGGTATCCAGGGAACGTGCTGCTCCGGTAGACCAAAGCCAGGTGACGTATCCTGTACATCACGCGCGACGCTGTCGACCGTCGTGTGAATCTGCTCGAGCTCACGGCCGGACAGCCCTAGAACGATGCACGTATCCCGGTCCTTGCCGTCTTCCTTAGTGTGTCCCGGCGGGTTGAAAACGCTAACCGCGAAGCCCTCGCCGGCGACCGTGCCGCGTCCGCCGAGGACGTTCTTTAGGCGCTCAACCAGCTTGTTACGCGCGTTCGTCGAGATGTCGTCAGCTTCTCCGAGGTAAACCAGCGTTACGTGCAATTGATCTTGTGGTTCGCCGCCGTCAACAGTGAGTCGTTTGACGTCCGCGTCGCTCGGCACTAACGCAATCATCGCTCCAGTATGTACCTCAGCGGCTGCAACGGTGATCTTCGGTAGACCGAACGTGTTCATGTCTGCACCGGCCAGCAGCGCGTACGCCTCAGCCTCAGTAAGGCCGGGACGTTCCTCAACTTCCTCAAAGAGGACGTTCTCCGGGTCAGAGAGCGGCGTCAGTCGTGTAGGATTTGTCACTACGCCTCCACCCGCAGATGTACCTCTATCACGTTGTTGTACCCCGTATCTTTTACCGAGACGACGCGGTAGTTAAGCCCCAGCGCCAGCAGCATCTCATCTTCACTCGGGTTAGCGCTGATTGACTTGATGAACGCCGCCGGTGTACCCGCTGGCAGATCGATCGTCAGGTGTACGTTTCCGCTCCACGTTCCGGACGAGACGCTCGTTGACAGCGGCGCGCGGTCGACAAACAGCTTGCCCTCTAGCTTCTTTATGTCGGCATACCCGGAGCCGTTGGTCAGTCCCGGAAACTGTGACGCTCCTGTCTTACGGAAGACGCGAACGCTCTCCGGCAGCGGCCGCATGCCCGCTTGGATGTTGACCGCGGTCCGCGCGGCGAGCAGCTTCGCGTCTTCAGACATGTACTTGACTTCATTGGTAAGATCACGGATAACTGGGTTCATCTCGCTGTAGTAACTGCCGGAGTACTTCGTTAGCGCGGCCTTCTGCGCGCTCGTCCAGGGGGCGCTAGCCAGCATCTGGTTCTGCAGCGTCTGTGCCGTAGAGATGTTGAGCGTCTTGAAGGTCTTCGCGTTGAGATCAGGCGTCCCGATCTGTCCCGGTGTCTTGATCTTCGCGAGGGTGTCGAGAACCGCCTGCGAGAAGTTCGACTTGTAGACGTGACCGTTGACCGTCGTGGGGGGCGGCGGGTGCAGCAGGTCGGTCGCGAACTTAGCACCGGCCGGCGTTTGCAGCCACGCGACGATCGCCTTCTCGTACGCGTTGGTGTTGGTGACCTCCGGCGCGCTCGCGTCCTTCTGCTTGGCAACCGCGTTGGCCTTGTTGGTCGACTGCTCATCGACGATCTTCAGTAGCTGCAGCAGATTGAGCTTAGGTACAAGTGAAAGCTTGCTATCCTCGTTGTGCTTCTCAAGAGTTTCGTGCAGCGCGGTGAACAGCGTCTCAGGAGTCGAGCTAAGCGTGACAAATCCCACGCTGCTCTGCTTCTTAAACCTGTCGAATATCGCGCGTTGTGCTGCAGAACTCATGTCAACGGGAATCTGTCCGTGCATCTTCTGCAGCGTTGCGACGTCAAACTTCTCCTGCGGCTTTGGTTTTACAGCCGGCGCGGAGACGGCGGTAGACGGCGTCGGACCGGACGTCGAGATCTTCGGCGCAACCGAGCTGGTGCCAAAGACGCCACCGGAGCCAATCGCCGAGTCACCCGCCGGCGGCTCAAACCAGTTGCTTCCCTTACCAAACGCGGCGTACGCGTCTTTCTTGCTGTGGAACGTCACATTTGTCCACAACGAGTTATCATTCTGTGACTGTTCCTGCAGCACGAACTTCTTTAGGTTGTCGTTCCAGACCAACCGGCTAATCTGGTCAGTGTTGGGATTCTTGTGATAGCCGACGACCGCGCCGTTCTGGTACTTCGTCGTGTGAATCGTCTTGGTGCTGATCTTCATCGGCTTCTTGAGGTCGCTCGCCTTGATCGGTCCGAGCGTCGGCGCGGTGGGTGCGCTCGGCGTGACCAGAGTCATGACGCTTGGCGCGACGGCGGGAGCTGGCGCGACGGCGGGATCCGGCGTCACCGGCGCGTTGATCGGTGACGAGCTAGTCGACGTCGACGGCACGATCGTGGCAACTACGACGTGCTCGGTACCCATACCGAACTTGGCCCTGTCCTCCGCGGTGGCCTTGCGGACCTCGTCGATCCGGTAGCTCGTTCCCGCGGCGAGGATGATTTCGTGCTCACTGTGCCCCGGGATGCCCGCGTCCGCGTAGACGGCCGGCGTACCCTCAGGCGTGTTGACGATCATCTGGATCGGCTTTTTGGCGTAGTCGTACGAGACGGCCTTGGTCTCGTCGACGGTCGTCGAGAAGAAGCCCTTGTCGGTCAGCGTCTGGCCCTCGAGCGCCTTGAGCTTGGTGAAGTCGGCCGCGATCGTGTTCTGTCCGAACGCCTGCGCGCCCGTACCGCGGAACAGCCGTAGGCTGGACGGCAGCGGCTTCATCGCGTTCTGTAGGTTGACGGCGTGTTTGACGCCGTCCTGCAGCTGCGCGTCGCTGAACTTAGCGAGCTGGTTCTTGTCATCACGCAAGACCGCATTCATGCTGCGGTATCCGACGCTGGTGCCGTACTTCTTTATGGCAGCGATCTGTCCCGAGTTCCACGCGCCAGAGTCAGCAAACATCGACTTCTGCAGCTTGTCAGCCTGCGTCGGCGTGATAACGCTGTAGATCGCGTTCTTGACCGGCGCGTTGGGCGTGCCGATCTCGCTGACCTTCTTGATCTTTCCGTGCACATCGACGTAAAACTTGCTACCAATCGTCGCCGATACCGTCGCCGGTACCGACGTCTTAACCGGTGGTCTAGCCGTCACAGTCGCCGTTGGCGTAGGTGTAGCGCTCTGCCACTCCTCAATCTTCTGCTTCGGTGTGTTGAATCCCCACACGTCAGCCTCGTTCGCGAGCAGCTTCAGCTTCTGCTGCTGCGGCGCGTCCAGCTGGTCCCAGTCGTTGGCGGTAACGCCCTTTGTGTGCAGATCGAACCAGTCGGCGAACGCCGCCGGCGCAATCAGGTGACTAACGTCCTTGATGTCTTGGTCGAGCTTCTGCGCGACGGCACCGGCGCCGCCCTTGCCGGCTATGAAGCCTTTGATCTTGTCGCTAAACTTCTGCCCGAGCGGCGCGTTGACGTCGTAGAACGGTGCTTCATGAGCAATCACAGCCTGGTCAGACGCGGACAGCTTATCGAAGTCGTCCTGCGTCAGCTTGGTGAAAAAGTCTGCGACAACGTGTGGTGGATCGTTATAGAAGTCAGGTATAGCTACGCCTGACCCGGATGGTGACGTCAGCGGCGCCATGTTGAGCAGCGCCTCAGAGATGTTTGTGTGTTCAATCTTCGAAAGCTTACCCTGCAGCATCAATGTGGTATTTACCGCGTCAATCCCGTTGATGTCTGCGGGTGAAAACTTCTCGAGATCTTTCGGCGTCAGCGACAGCAGCCACGCGACCTTCTTATCTACCGGTAGCTGTAGGAACTTCTTAAAGGTGTCGACGTCACCAGTCTTCAGGGTAGATGGCACCGCCGGAGCTGCAACCGGCGCAGCTGATGGCGCTACCGGTTGCGTCCAGCCAGTCTGCTTCGAGAACTTCTTGTAGGCATCACCCTTGGTGAACAGGTGTTGTCCGAACGCGGGTCCCCAGTTACCAGACGGAGTCTTCTGCTGCAGGTTAAATTTCTTGAGATTCTCACTCCACACCAGTCGTTGGTCACCTTTTTCGGCAACTACAGTGCCGTCCGCATACTTCGTCTTGTAGATCGCGACGGTGTTGAGCTTGATCGGCGCACCGAGCGCCGGCGTCGCTCCGGGCGACTGAGCCAGGAGGGTCTTCATCTTAGAGGGAGCAACCGGTGGAGTCGCAGGGGCCGGCAACGGTGGTGCAGTTAGCGGCACCGGTGTATGCGGCTCAAACCAGCCCGTCTCCTTCGAGAACTTGGCATAGGCGTCCTTCTTGGTGTAGGCCTTGACGGTCGTCCAGTTGCCGTCCGCGTCGGCGCCCTGCAGCAGAAACTTCTTCTGGCCGGCATCCCACACCAGGCGTGACGGTCCCGCGTGCGCGTAGTTCTTCTCTGCGACGACGGCGCCGTCGGCATACTTGGTCGTGTAGATGACCTTGGTGTTGATATGAATTGGCTCAGCGTCGGTCATTGTGATTGGACCGTACTTAGACGGCAGTGTCTTCTTCGGTAACGTCGTCGCCTTCTTGGCAAACTTGCCCTCAGAATCACGCGGATGCTTCGCCTCGTCAGCCGCGGTCCACTCATCACTCGACGCCGTCACCAGGTCATAATAATCCTGGTTCGTGACGGTAGGCGAACCGGCTGTCATCGTTATGACATGAAAACCAGCGATCAGCGGCTCGTCGTACTTGGCGAGGATGTTGTCGATCTCCGCAGCCAGCGGCGCGACCAGCCGGTCGCGCGTCATCATCTCGCGGATCTGCTCCTCGGTGAGCCAGACGGCCTTCCACAGCTCACCCTCCTGGCGGTCGACCCGCGGTGTGAACTGCTCCGGCGCGTCCGCGACCACGTTCGTGTAGCGCCACGGTGGCTTACCCTCGACCGGCCGCAGGATCGAGTGCTCCCCGCGCGGCTGCAGGCTCTCAAGCAGCTCCGGCGTCGCCCCGATCTCCTCAAAGGCCTCACGCGCCGCGCCCTGCGCCGGCGTCTCGTTCTGCTCCAGCGCGCCGCCGGGCAGCTGCCACTTCCACTGGTTCTTGCCGGGGTTGGCGCGCTGGACTAGCAGGTAGCGCGGCGTACCTCGTTCATCAACGTGCCGCATCATGACGCCGGCGGCGCCGTATTTTCCCCACATGCCGGGCGCGTACATACCGTCGCCGGACTTGCCCCGCAGCTCCTCCGGCAAGATGGTGAACGGTGACTTAGTGCCGAAGCGGCCGTCCGCGTCACGCGGGTGCTTCAGTTCGTCCTGCGGAGTCCACGCAGCCGTTTCGACACGATCCAAGTTAAGAACCCAAGCCTTAAGCAGTCCTAGTGGACCCCGCGCTGCTGCCCGGTGATGTCCGTCAATCAGATACGGTTTACCGTTCTTGATTATGACGAATGGATCAGCATCTCCGACCTCGTCATCACCGATCGCGTTGTCGTCTTCATCTTGTGTCGGAGTCAGTTCAATGACTTGAAACGTGTCTCGATAAAAG